ATAGCACTAGCCGTAGGCATCTTTACTCCGGCCGCTGCACCATATGTTGCTGCTCTTCTTGCCGCTGCATCAGCCATTGCTTGTTGAGTTGCAACTAATTGTTGATCCTGAAATGCTCGTTGATCCTGTGCAAGTTGACTTAAAAATTGTGTATGCTGAGTAGTTAACTGATTTTGAGCAGTTGCAAACTGCTTACCTAAGTTAGCGTATGCATCACCATAAATAGAAGAATGTGCTAATCCACGACCACCATAAGTATCAAGTAATTTCTGTTGATTTAGTGCATTTTGTTGTGCTAAATTATGTAAAGAACTAGCATAGTTAACACCTTCTTGTGCAGTTTTCTGCACATTAGAAGCAAGATAATCTGATAACTGTCTATGCATCGCGGCAAGTTGATCCTGATAAACAGTATCAGCACCTAAATACTGAGACAATGATGGAGTGGGAACAGTATTAATTAATCCTGTCGGACCTACTCCTGGATAACCTGTTGCTCCCGGAGCCGCATAAGTGTATGGCTGAAATGTTCCGCTAGCGCCAGGGGCACCCGCACCAACATGAGTAACAGCAAAACCAGGATTAAAAGCATTCTGTAAATAACGACCCGAAGTATACGTCGTCCAAGGGTTAAAATTGGTCCCCCTATTAGACATTTGGTATGCAATCCGAAGATTCGTGAGAGGATCAAATAACTGATTGTAGTTTCTTAATCCATACTCACGCGCACGGTTTACACCCATCTGACCTAGCATATTAATTTGTGCTAAGCCATATGAACGGTCGCCTGTAGCCGCATTAGGGTTATATGCATTCGCTCGTCCACCAGATTCCGCCATTACGATGCGGAACATATTTTCTAAACCTTGTCCCCTGAATCCAGCCTGTTGTAATAAATGAACAAGATTATAATCAGGAGTAGCAACTCTAGTAGGTCGTGCTCGAACATATTGACCCGTACTATTTGAGGCTACACGCCCACCTTCACCATAAGGAACAGGCATTTTACTTACTCCTGTTTAATCTACGTAATGCAGCAGCCTGGACTCGTTTCTTAGCATCACGTTCTCTATAACCTAGTTTGTCTACAGGGCCAACGGTAGGCATTGGACGTCCAGCACCATAATGCTTAACACCTGCGGCATACTTGTTAAAACCATCTTTCTCTTTAGTAGCCACGTATCCTTTACCCTCCGCTACCCATCGTTTCGCAATATCTGGATGCTGCGAAAACATAAATCGACGTTGGGCTTCGCTCTGAAATGGCATCGCCTACGCTACCTGTTCTGCGACGAATCCTCTAGAGCCAACCATAATGGTTAATGAGAAGATTCTATCAGGACCATCATTAACTGTTCCATGCGTAGTGATATCCATCTGATATCTAATCTGACGGAAACGTAATCCCTTGGGGAATCTAGCAAATCGTGAGAATTGCGAATCAGGAAATGGGATGGTATTGATAACGGACAATGGTGCTGTGACGGGATAACCCCAAGTCTTTAGGGCATTCCAAGGCGTAGCACTTAATGAGCCCCAAATGGTATCTACTCCAACAGTAATTGGTAAACATGTACCCTTTACAGAATTTGCTGTCTGAATTTGAGCGCCCCACCAGAATTGTCTCTTCCACTTTTCCTGTTGTGAAATGAAGTAGCGACCAACACGAATCTGGTGAGACATATCGTAAATCTTAGTTAAAATAGTACACGTCATTAATTCAGACTGAACGTTATCATACCCATCCTGAGACATATAAACTTTGGTATCAGTCGTAATACAAGATCCAGCAAAATATCTCGGGAAAGTATGCGCTGTAGGATTAACAGGCTCTAGAACCATAGGTCCGAAGTATTCACTGGTTTCCCAACGACTCCATGTTCTAGTCCTAAATCCAAAAGCATAAACTCTATGGTAATATCTAACTAATAATCTTGTCCCAAATACAGTCAAGAAAATAGGATTCGCAAATGTTCCAATTGAAGTACCATCATAGACAAAACTTACCTTAACATTGATACAACCAAAGTTAAATTTAAGTACCTCATAAATTCTACCATCATGGTAAAGATAGAGAATAGTCTCGAAAATAACAGCACAATGATGTGTAAAAACACCAATTGTCGTAGAGACAACTCTAACCGCTCCATCACTAGGGGCCGTAGTAAATGAGAATACATATGTTGAATTCTGCTTCAAACAGACAATTGTATTCTGGTAAACAATAATATCAACTAAATCTTGACCATCCCCAGGATTAATATCAATAAATCCTGCGGCTGCACTTGTCCAGTCAGTTAAATCTGTTGACTTACTAAAGTAAAGTCGTGAAGAGTTAGATGGTGCTGTTTCACCCGCGGCAGCAAATCCGCGATCCTTATAAATAAGAATCGTTTGCCCTCTAGGCATTCCTGCAACAATCGCAAATCCAGCACTAGGATTCCACTTACCAGAAGCAGTAGTAGAACCATTAGTTGCTAAAATCCAAACAAAACCAAAATACTGAACCGCACTAGTTGCTTGCAGATTTGCAGAAATTAAAGTCCACGCACCAGCACCTAGTTTAAAATAAGTACCAGTTGAATTAGATCCAATTAAATATGTACCTGTAGCAAACGTAAAATAACCAAGTAATAGGATTCCATTTGCGCCCCATGCGCCTGCTCCCGCAGAATCTGTTACAGGCGGTCTAACAACACATGATCCGTCAAGGTCTAATTCCAGATTAACGCAATCAAGGACTTCATTATCAAGGATAGCAGTAGAGTCGGAGATAGTATTCATGCCCCCAACAAAGGGGCCGATTTTGATGGGGTTATACAGTCCACCCGACATTAGAACATATCCTCTTGTCTAACGAAAATAGTGGGATAAAACTCATCAGTAAGTTTATTTTCGTCCTCAGCAAGTCCCTTAAGTCCGCTCTGGAACAAACCTTCTGAATAGTTAGCCGCTTGGAAGTTTTCATCCAACTCATACGCAGTACGTAAACAATACCGAACAATATGATCGTGATATTGAGCGGCTAATTCTGGAACATCAGAACCAGTAGTAACAGTAACAGGTACTCTGGAATAATAAATTACAATTCCAGCAGTTGTGCTCGTATCAGAAATAGGATACAGGTACATCTGGTTGGCCCATTGCCAGAAAAATTCTGGTTTACCAGTTTCTTGTCTATTTGGGTCGTCCCAACCAACTAATCTGTCATCTGCTTCCTGCATCCCAATGGGGACTAATCTATCACCCGCGACTCGAACCGAACGCAGATTAAGCATATCAGAAGGCGTACTATAAACCATCTGACCAGCAACTAAATCGGCTGTAGCGCGGGTTTGTAATAATTCACTGTTAGCAGCAATTTGTCGTTGGGCATCATTAATCCAGCCGATAATATCAGTATCGACTAACTGAACACCTGCCTCGTCGCCGAATACTCTTTTAACGCGAGTAAGAATATCAGATACGTTCACGTTAATTCCTAATGGTAACTATCTGACCATTCTTCGGATTGCGAAATCTATAGGTGTTCAATGGACTATGCATTGCATGAGCACCAATGTCTGCTGCTTCTTCATTCCGATCTAACCACTCACGCGCTCTAATTGCCTTCCATGCTGCTTCTTTTAATTCAAGATCATTCAATACATTCGTTCGAGCATTATCGTGAGTGAACACTCGCTCTAATATTCGTTGATCACACTTCTCAGCATAGAACACAATATAGGTTGGCGCATTTCGTGGTTCACACACTACAGCCCATACTAAATTTGGAGCCACTCGTTTTTCGACTGGAATATAAACGATATCGAGCGTGTCATCGTAATCATGCACAACTTGCGCTATTGTGCGTTGTTCCTCAGTAATATAGATACCATTAGAAGTTAAGAGCGTTCCTTTAGATAAATCCATTATGGAAGGCTCGCAATCTTAAATTGATAACGAGGGAATGATGAACCTGTAATAAGAGCAACAGTAGGATTAGAAGCAAATGCACCAGGCGTTCCTGGTGTATTAGTAATATATGAACACCAACCTGTAGTATTAGTAAATGGAACCGCGGATTGAAGATTAATATACTGAGTAGGTCCAAATGTACCAGCAAAACTACGAACAGTCATATTAGGAGTAGGTGAACCTTGTTGAGCAACAGCAATAAAATACCATCCAGGTGTTAATTTAGCAGCCCTACCAGTAACTCCTAATGCACCTGTACCTGTTGTAGCAAATGTTCCACCATCATCTACTAAAGTACCAACTAAACCATCATTTTTCATTGCAAAAATACCCATACGACCAAGTGATCCTGCTCCACCACCAGTTGATACTTCAACAGCATAATCAGAAAGAGTCATAGGTTTTTCACAGAAAAATGGAATATATCTTACTTCCCCATTTCCACCAAAAATAAACGTTGATAATGCTTGACTTTGAGGAATACCATAAAAAGTATTAGTAGCATACTGTCCACCAGCAGGCATAGGTGGACCAGAAGCATAGAATTGAGCCATTAAGGTATCAATAGAGATGGCAGCTAATTGTGCAGGCGTATAGCCTAAAATACTTCCAATATACGCCTTCATCAAGTCATTGATTGTAGAAGATGCCATATCTCTCTCCCTAAGCTAATAGCCGAGCCGGTTAATACCGACCCGGCTATTAACTCAGATTCCTAGGAAGATTAGCCTTCTGTCAAATCTGACATAAGAGCATGAGAATTACGCTTGTGCGTACCAATTTCCTGGTACGTATACATTGTAGCCTGGTATGCATCGTAACCAATAACTCGCTGCCAAGTTGATCCGTCACGATCCATGAATGCCCAATCGGCATCACGGTAAAGCTTCATCATAGGTTCAGTAAGAAAGAACATCTTGTTAAGTGGGCAATCAACATCTACCACTACAGGAATATCTCCACTATCGGTTGTAAATGCAAGACCTGTAAAACCACCCTCAAATTCCTGCGTATTAGTGTATCGCCTCTGCTGAACAAGAAGGTTAAAGTATGCACGACGGACGCCAAGATTAACAAAGATTACTGAAACCTTTGAACCTAACTGACGAACACGGTCGCACTGTAAAATCATTAAACCTTCGGACAGAGCACGTAAAGTACCGCCGTTTGAGTCAACGGTAGAAACCCACTGAGGCGTAGTACCTGGGTTAATGTTATAAAGAGTACCGGAAGAGGCTACAATCTGAGAAAGACCAGTTAATTCACGGTTAGCGTTACCAGTACGAACAAGAATGTCACCAGATGCAGTTGTAACAGTAGACGCACCAACAAATGTTACTACACCCGTAGCGGCAACAATTGAAGCAATTGTCCGCGCCGTTCCATTAGCCTTAACGGTAGGTGTAGCGTTACCTAATGTCGTGCCGTCAATTACGTCAACAATCTGGCCGACTTCAAGGTACTGAACGTTTGTCGCCGTAAAAGTATTTGCAGTAGTAACAGTCGTAGTCGTAGCGAGCGTGCCAGTGTTCGTGCCCCAGAATTGACGGTTCTGATCCTTTGCTAAGTCGCTCTTAAGGCCATCCATTTCCATCTGTAATGCAGATGCAAAAGCTTGGAAGTCCTTATCCGCTAACTCAATTGTCTGACCTGTTAACTGAACAGAACCGTACAGATACTTTAATGAAACCTGACCCGCAGCGTAACCTTGGTTACCCGCTGTAGGTAATGCCTCATTCTCGCCGCGAGCACCAACACCCGCGTTACGCGCAATACGAATGGGGAAAACTACATACTTTCCGCCGACATTTTGAGTAATACCATCAGATGTAGTCTCAATACGCTTAAGACCAACAGTCTCAGACTGTAACTGGTCCTGAATTTGCTTCTCGTAAACTTCCTTTAAAATGGCGTTTACGGTAGTTAGCGTGGCGGGCACTTTTCCTACCTCTACTGATTCTGAGACGCAGCCTTAGCCAAAATATCCTGTACTAAAGTCCGCGTCTGCTTCTGATTAAGTTTAGTTACATCAATTGCATTAGCAGGAAGAGAACCATTACCGCTGCCACCAATTACCTGTGGAGCGCCAGGACGTTGACGTTGTGCTAACTCTTGCTCAATAGTAGTCTTATAGTGCGCAATGGCATCATTTAATTCCATACCATTTGACACTAACGAGAGAACATATTGCTCATTAAAATCGCCATGCTTCTCTCGCGCCGTTGTTAATGCCTGATCTAACTCTAAATCAGCCTGTGCTTCTTCTGCTGATTGTTGCTGACCAAGCATTACCTGAGCAATTGTAGTTAGCAATTCTTCCTGTTGCTTTAATTGAGCCGCTTGTGCTTGCCAGGCTTGATTAAGCTCAGGAGAACCAAAATCTAACGCCAATTCGCCCTGCGGTTCCACAACACCTTGTTCGGGAGATTCCTGCCCGCCGGTGCCAACAAACTGGTAATACTTCCCCATTTCATCATAAAATGCACGGGGATCAGTATCCAGTGCCTGTAGCAATTGCCAAGCCTGCTGGATTGTTTCTGCATTTGCGCCAGCAGTCTCTAATTGCTTATATGGCTCATATTGCTGGTGAATCTCCTGGAACCTACTGTTAATGCCCTGGTCCCATTCTTTCAGGACTGGCTTAACGGTGTCATGTAATGATGATGGAAGAACATCCAAAAATGGTTTCCATGCTGGATTATCTCCACCACCAGTATCTCCACTTTGCTGTTGTGGTTCTACAGGCGGAGTTTCCGGTGCAGTAGATTCGCCTACCGGAGCCTCAATGCCTGCGTTCTCACCCATATGTTACTCCTTTATGGGACGGCTCGCGCCCTATCCCTTTACTTTCTTAAGATTAGGATTAGCCCTTTTTGCACCAGCAGATGCTCTACGAGTAGATGCGGCTAAAATTGCCCCAGCACGTTCCTGTGAAATTCCTTGCTTCTGAGCAATATTAGCCTGAACGGCCTTAAATCCAGCGCCTTTACCTAATCGACGTGAAGCAGCGCCTTGTTGGGCTGCCGATGATTTAGCAGCCATTAGAAATTAGCTCCTAGTCTACGTGCTACAGCCGATTGATAAGCCATAGCAGGGTCAATAACAGTAACAGGACCTCTTTGAACAATCGGCATTTCTGTAATTCCACCAGGACCAGGAATAGGTGCCGGAAGTGAAGTTAAATCATTAATAGGAGCAGGAGCCGGTCCCAAACCCGGAAAGGGAAAAATAGGTTGAGGAAGTGGAAATGGAAGGACAGGAACAGGATTAGAAGGAACAGGTAAAGGATTCCTCATAACTGGTGGAAGTGGAGGCGGTGCTACTGGACCTTTAGGTGCGCGTCCTTCACCGTATCCTTCACCAAAACTAGGAATTCCCTCATAAACAGGTGTCTTACCATAAAGAGGAACATTAGGTAAACCTGCTAGTCTGTTTCTAGCAGCATTAATCATATTATCCGGAGCGCCAGGTGCCGGGCGCATCGCTCCCGGATTTGGTAAATTAGGATTAACAGCCATTAAACACCTGCAAGATCATCATTCAAACGAATAGCATAATACATATCATTAACTGTCATAGTATCTAAACGCGCGGCGGTAAATGTAGTACCAGAAATAGCAGTTAAACGAGCACGAAGTGCAGAAATGGAATCATAATTGGCAGGAGTAGCATTGTGGTTTGTGTTATCGCCTCGCGCATTACGACGCTTATCAATCCACGAAGCATCAGCAGGTTCATTACCAACTTGATGATTAGCCATTTGGACCTTCCAGTGGCTCCATAGCCTCGCCGGGACCATTCTCCATTGGACCGCCTTCCGGCGCACCCTGTTCTGGACCTGGCATTTCCTGTTGTCCAGGCGGCATTTGCATTTGCATTTGTTGCATCATTTGTTGTTGCTGTTGTTGCTGCATAGCCATCTGATGCATACTTACATGCTCTTCAAATAATTCCCTAATAGCAGGATCAAGAATCTCGAACGCTTGACTCTTTCTGAACCTGTTATGAATAGCAATATGAGTTGGATGATCATCCCAAGTATTTACAGGCACAACTAATGGTGCGCCCATTGCGCCTTCGGCTGATTCATCATCAGGAGGCATTCCTGGCAACATAGATTGACCAGGACTTTGCATTTCAGTTGCTTCTTCGAGCATTTGCTGTAACTGTAATTGCTGAGGATCTGTTCGTTGCATACGCACATTTTCACGTTGCGCCTGACGAACATCTACTTGGATTTCCTCAAATAACTTTGCTGCTCCGCCCAATTCCATTAATTCAAGTCCCTGCTGCGGCGGAATCCAACCCATCTTCATTAGGTCCATAATCTGAGCCGCACGTCCAGCCTTACTTAATGGCAATGCAGAACCAGCCTGAACATGAAGATCAGTATTATCTTTTAAATCTTCCTGAGAGAATTGAAGAACATCGAATGAACCTTCTAATCCCGTTACCTTTACAGTACGAGGAACATCCCAATATTGAGCAGCAAGGTTCAAAACTTCATAACCTAACTTCTCAACACCCTGTTCAACAGAACGAATACTAGCCTGTAAAATAGAATCGTCGGCTTCCTGCAAATATGAAATAGCAGTAGCAGCGGTTACACCAGGCGGAACCTGTCCAGAAGAAACATCATGCTGACCAACAATGTCATCCATATCTGCCGCAATCATCTGCAATTGTTCAACTACATATTGCGGAAGATTCTGTAAAGGAATCGGTGTTGGCGGCTGAAAACCAGCCTTGTATAAAATAACCTGTCCAGGTTCAGATGAAATCTTCTTGGGATCAACCGATCCTTGCATAGCCGCTAATTGCGGCTTAGCCATCCGATTCTTTGCTTCAACAATTTGACCATGCGTTCTGTTATATTCGCGCTGTAGCGGAATTAAATCCACAATCACAGAGTCAGAATAAAACTTAGCATTCGCAATATGATCTAGTTTAATAAACGGATACTTATTATGCTTATAGGGAAATTCAGGATAAGTCTGAACAATCTCATTCCCCGCAATTGTGATTACAGCGCCATCGGGGAATAGCCTATGCATATTAGGCTTAACCCATAACTCTTCAATAAGTACCGAGTTGACCTGTAAGTTATTTGCATTAATGAGATTGATAAATGCCGTATCCAGAATTGCGTTCTGTCCATTAACGTTCGGCGCGATTTGCTTACCAGAATAAGTTTCAGGGAAATGTAACTTAACCCAATCTAAATCCTTAGTTGAAATATGCATAACATAGGACTGATTTTCAATCTCTTCCTCAATAAAGTCAGGCACTAAAAGATGGAATGGGGTTACAGGCTCGACACAAATATCACCCTTTAAATTGCTAATTGTGTCAATCTGGTTCTCATCCCACCAATTCTTGATGAACCCTGATCCACACCATAGAGCCCACCAAATTGCCTTACTCAAAACATCTTGAATATTCTTCGTACCATAAAGAGATTCCCAAATCTGTTCTCCTGCCTGAGCCGCAAATATGTCATCATCATCGGCTGTAGCAGGAACAACATAAGCCGTTGGCTTTTGGGCAGTTAACTTAGAATGTTCTTTACGAACATAACGACGAATCTTATTGATTACAGGGCGCGCTCTCCACGGTGGGGCAGGAGGCGTTACTAATCTTCCCGTTTGCCCCATTAATGGAGTTTGCATCATCTGATTAACTACGTTCTGTCTACCTAGATAGAACGCAAGATTCAGATACCATTGTTGTTCGATACGAAATCGCGCTTGACGGATCTTCGTGTATTCGCCAGATACCCAAGAAATTAACCTATCCTGTTCGGTCTTGTCATTCTTTACTTTATCAAGATCGAACGGTTTAGTGTTATTTGTTGTGGCATTAACGGATACCGAAATCGGAGAGAGCGTCGGTATCGTCACTTACGGCTTCCTCTCCGTAACCATAGACTTCTCGTAATGCTGGATACTTTTCAAAATATCTCTCGGCTTCTGCCGCATCATCCATAGAAACTAAAGGCTGATCCTCAGATTGTAAGTCCGTCTGACCCGGAGTCACGACTTGTAATGCTTGATACGTCATCGGATCGCGGCTCATCAATAGATTCACTAGACTGTTGTTCTGATTCTGTAGTCTCTGAATTTCCTGATGTAATGTCGCTATCGTTGTACGGAGGAAGATCAACATCAGTAATGACACCGTGAGAAAGAATGCCAATAGTACCACGCAACTGAGAATTAGCATTCTTTAACTCCTGAATCTGAGTCTTTAAATCTGAGTTTTCAGTCCGATAGCCTTCCCAAAGATTCTTTGGAATAAATCCCAATGCACTCGCCATTTCTACTACGCAAGCCTCACAAAAACCAACCACTCCATAAAAGTCAACATCAAAGCCAAAATCAACAAACCTACGACGATACGTACCTTGCCTATCGTCGTCACCCCCGGAATATCCACAAACAGCACATTTACCAGGTAATGCAAGAAATTCTACGACATTAAATCTATTTGAAGTAGGTGGTGCTAACTGTGAAGGTCCAGCAACTTGATGTTCAGGTCCTCTTGGTTCTACATAATCACCAAAAGGATAACTAGGATATTGAACCGTCATGCAGGAGTTTCCTCAGTAGGAGTTTCCTCTTCTACAGCCGCTTCAACTGCTGGCTCAGTAGTTACTGACATTGGCTCTGACTTATCTTCATCCTGTCGTAAAGCAACCTCAGGCTCACCTTCTGGAACCTCAGGACGAAATTCTGCTAAGTGCTCTTCCGAAAAATCAGGTGCGCGTCCTTCATTATATGCGCGCTGCTCTTCCTGCTGACGTTCTGTAGCACGATCTAAAGGACCAACAGCCATGATTAAATCCTTTCAAACGGGTGTGCTCAGCCTAGCACGCTCGGACCTAGAAGATGCCGCCCACCGTCTCATCAATGTATTTAATGTCCCACTCAGTCTTTTCTACAGGGCGACTATTAATCATTCCTTTGGGGCCATAAAATGCATCAACACCAACAGGAACCTGAGGAAATGTCCACTGTGGTTCGGTTGGTACAAATGGTGCTGGCCTTAAGTCCGGTAAGAATGTAAACATATAGCGCATCGCATCACACGCATGGTCATTCTTCTTATTAATTAAATCCTGCTTATTACGATCATCACGAATTTTCCTGCTGGCAAATTGCTTAAATCGCAAGCGTTGAATCTCATTAATAAGATTGACACAATTCCTGGTAATATACCAGTGAGTCTTTTCATCATCGTCTACAGCCAAATAACTATTGACCTTGTTAATTCCAGTCAATACATCATTGTTGCCTGGCATAATAGGAATGCCGTAATTGGCATATTCCTGGAAGATAGAAGTCCCTGTAATTCCGTTACGCTGTTCGAGAGCGGGATCACCAACATAATAATCAGGAACACGACCCAAACCAGCGTTACGACTATGAACAACGCTAGCGTGGTAATCCACTGTTCTCTCGGATTCGTAGTGTTCAGAGAAGGTAATGACAACATTGTCAGGAGAAACAGCACTCCAAAGCCAAGCAGTAGGATTATTAAAACCATGATCCACTGACGCATACCACTCCCACTCTCTCGGCGGGATCATTACGTCAATTACGTGAATCTCTGGTTTAAACGACTTATAAACGAGCCCGCCAAGTTGAATAAACTTTCCTCTCATTCGTGCTTCTTTATCCTCTTGCGACAGCCCCGCTGCATAAGCAGCAATTTCACTAGCCGGTAAATAAGGATTTTCATCCATTGAAACTGTCACTACATCTATACCCGAATCAGCGATGTTTAAACCTGGGATAAATACATCGTCATAAACCCACGTCATTCCATTGATGGGAGTCATAGTTATCCACCATGATCCCGCAACATCAATTAGACGTGTCTTATTCTCTAAGAAAACAGACGCCGGAGGCTCCTCATCGAAATGAACAAAGTCACGACTCGTTCCGGCGTGCTTTTCAAGTTCCTGGTCATAGGACATAAACTCAATGAACGAACCGCTATCAAGTGTGAGGACACGATTAGCCTTACTATAAGAATCTTCCCACGAACCATTAATCAACTCACTTGGAGGCAGCCATTGTCCAAACTGCGGTAATAAAATCTTTTGCACACCGTTAGGGAAGTCAACGCCAATAACACGTCCTTGAACCGGACGATTCGTAATGTTCTGTCTATAAGGATGCTTACCAGTAATCCACCAACAATCTTCTACTACCCCGCCTGTAGTCTTTCCAGAACGGTTACCACCGATATACAAACGTCCATGAGCCTGAGACGCATGAAACTTTAATTGCTTCTCATGCGGCTTATACTGAATAATATTAGGACGTTCTGAAGTAACTCGAAGTTGCCCACCCATAAAGTTGAACATATCATTGAGCGACAATTCTTTTGGTTTTCTAGCCATTACGCCAATCCTATATCTTCAATTAAGAAGTACCAAGGATATGTTGTTAATGCACGCATAGTGCCTGATGCTGCACCAGATAAAACACGTACTTTATGGGTAAGCGCAACTCCTACGCCCGAAAGATAATAAACCATATTCCAAGATAAGAATGCACCTACTGGTGCAGTTTGATTAGTTTGCATAACAACATTGTTAGAATTGTCAGTAATATACAAGGATTGATTAGCAGCATTAGTAATCTGAGATGTTAAACCAAAAACAGATAACCGATACATTCTTGTTGAATCTGGTGTCCATGTAATAGCAGCCAAACCAGTAACATCTGTTACAGCCGTAAATGCTGTAGCCGGATCAACACCAGGAGCCCATACAGATAATGCAACTTTACCTTTGGACAAAGCAGTTATGCTGGCTGCTATATCAGCATGTTTATGATTACCTGCTGCTGCCTGAAATACATCAGTACCTAGTGTGTGGTGAATCGAAAATTCTCCACCATCCTGATCATAAGGATCGTGGTAAACACCAGGCTGTTCTGTCATCGTTCACTAACTCGAATCCATTGCAACGCACGTGCTGTAACCGGGTTGCCACCAAAGTAACGAATGCCAATTAACTTAACTACAATTGTTCCTGCTGGGAATACGAATCCATACTTCACAGCGTTCGCAATTGCGGCAGCATCCGTAGCGTTTGTCGAACCAAAAACGCCGAACGTATTGTTGATCAAAACATTCGCACCAGCATTCAAAGTATAACTGATGCGCAGACTAAATCCTTCCGTACCTGCTGGTGATCCAGGAACCTGGAATCCAGATACACCACCTTCAATATCATATGGTGTTAATCCATCAGCGGTAAATCCACCACCACCAGTATTAACCAATCCAGATTCAACAGCAACAATACCAGTAGTATCTACAGCATTCTCAGCATAGTAAATATTACCCTTACCACGCGGCTTCCAACGTGTACCATCCCATACACGTTCAATACCAGTATCAGTCTCAAATAACTGATCACCTAATAATGCACCCGCAGGTCTGGCTGTTCCACTAGTTTGATGCTTAGCAGATACTTGCACCCAACGACTCGCAGCATCATTCCAGATACGCTCTACAGCCGTATCTGTCTCCCAAATTTTCTGACCTGGGAATGGCGTAGCAGGACGCGCAGATGATAAACAAGTAGTATTGGGAGCATAGCCATCTAATGCATCGTAGTTATTACTGATATGCGCAGTAACATCAACGGTATCTGTAGGGGCTGGCTTGACTAGTTTAAGTCTAGCAGTAAGTGTAGTCACGCCAATTCCTTAAGTGGTAGTCCCTGGGAGATAACCTCAAACTCTGCTGCAATCGCACGCATCTGTTCCGGCTCAACGTGACGTTGTATAACTTCCAGTACCTTCGCCATAAAGAACTGAATGTTCATTTCACCAACAGTTTTACCGGACCATCTGCCAGTCATTTCGTAGTATAGCTTTAATGCTGGCACATCACCCGTCCGGACGCTATCCAGCAATGCAGTATGCGCAGTATGTAAATGGTCACCGAGTAATGATTCCGCACGGTTCTGCATGTAGTTTTTAAATACGGGATTCCTTAGCCAAGCCTGGTATTCCTGAGTCGTTACTTCAATGTCATCTAGTTTGCGCTTCTCACTACGGCCATCGGTAAAGTCCAGCATTAGATTCGCGCAAGCCAGTTGTCGTTCGGACAAGCGCATTCCTGGACTTGCTCCTACAGCCGTAATTCCGCGCTTGGTTAATGCTTCCTTAATCTCGTTCTTGCCTAGCATTGCTGCCACCTGTAACTCAGGTATCAGTAACGCTAAACTTAACTCGCTAATTTCTGGCATACTTCCTTGTAACAAGTAAACCTGTTCTACATAGTTTACTAACTCACGTTCGTTAGGCTGCAATGCCACAATCTCTCAATGCCTCCTTTATTTGTTCAGGCATTTCCAAGTAGTGTCCAGCCTCGTACCTAGCCAGCGTACTCTGATGGCAGCATAACTTCTTGGCTCTACCCACCTGGCTTTCTCGGGGGAATGCTAAATGCATAAGCGCATTAAAGTTAGCCGGGTGCCTATTGTACGCCGCCTGTAGCACTGACGCGCTCTCTAACCTATGTAATCGCTGCCACTCTACATACTGTGCCATTAGTTCATCTGAGTTAAGTCCGCTCATTTCCCTTAGTAATGACAAGTATCTATCCGGCGGTCTACTGTATAAACCCTGTTCAGTTCTAATGATTGCGGTGCGCGTTAAACCTGTTATTTGGCAAACGTCATTAATACTGTAACGGC